GACTGCCAAATGTATCACCATCGACGAATAGCGTTGTGGTTACTGTTGTACCAATGGTATGACTGCCAAATGTATCACCATCGACGAATAGCGTTGTATCTATCGTTGGATTGACAGTATGACTGCCAAATGTATCACCATCTGCAAATAACGTTGTTATTACTGTTGGGTTCGTTTGATGACTGCCAAATGTATCACCATCAGTGAATAGCGTTGTATCTATCGTTGGATTGATAGTATGACTGCCAAATGTATCACCATCAGTGAATAATGTGCCGTTTAGAAGCGTATCACCAGAAACAGAGTGAACACCAAATGTATCACCATCTGCAAATAATATCGCATCTATCGTTGGATTGACAGTGTGTGATCCGAATGTGTCACCATCAACGAACAGTGTTGTTGTTACCGTTGGATTGACAGTGTGTGATCCGAATGTGTCACCATCGACGAACAGCGTTGTTGTCACTGTTATGCCAGTGGTATGACTGCCAAATGTGTCACCATCGACGAACAGCGTTGTTGTCACTGTTGGATCGATAGTGTGTGATCCGAATGTGTCACCATCAACAAAAGTTGTTGTTGTTACTGTCGGGTTGACAGAGTGAGCGCCGAAAGAATCCGGCGTGTCTTCGAATAGTGTTGTTGTTACTGTCGGGTTGACAGAGTGAGCACCGAAAGAATCCGGCGTGTCTTCGAATAGTGTGCCATTAAGCGTTGTAACAACAGCGTCATATTCCACCTGCCATTCAACCGCGCCAACATTGACAGAGTTTCGGGCGCTCGGCGCGCCGCCGGCCTTAGTGCCAACCACCATAATTTCAACATTAGCACCTGTGGCTGTCGTGAGAACGCTAGCGTTCCATGTATAACTCAATGTGGTACCACCAACCGTAATGTTGGTGTCAGTGCCGGCGCTGATTAGTGTGCCATTCTCCCACAATTCGATGCGGGCTTGTGGGGTACCCGTCTGGGCTTCACTAAATTGTTCACAATATGCGCGGAAAGTCTGGAGGTCTGTTCCTACTGTGGGATCCCCGGATGGCGTGGGGAAGGAACAGCGCAGATCTGTATTGGAGTTGTTATTAGCGGCAGTTACGAATAACGAATCAGGACTATCGAGATCGGGATCATCAATATCGGTGACGGCTCCGGTGGAGGAAGTCTGCGCGATAATTGTATCTGGTTTTAGGTTTTCTGCGGCCATTGATTCCTCCGGGTCGGTGTTGGCGAGGTGTTTCCTTTTTTAGAGGGATTGTGGTCGCGTGGTCAACTTTTCGATATGCCCCCGACGTATTGGTCGAAAAACCCAATTAATCCGCGGCGGGGGCGTATATGAAGAGGTAAAAATGCAACAATTGCGGAACGCAGTCGAGAATCGAAAAACGTGGGGCCGCAATTGTTGTGTTCAAAGCGAGTGTATCCGCGGTGTTTACCTGAAAAATTCGGATCCACCTTTACCTTTTGTTCTAAATAGTAAAGATACCCGCGGCGTCCCATGCGATTGTTACATCGCCACCAAGCGTTACAGGAAGTCCTGAGATTGAACTTGAATTCAAAAATGCTACAAGTGTTGAAGTACCCGCGGTGCCGGTGTCGATATAAAGAATCACAACTTCACAGTTGTCGCCGGAGGTCGCGGAAAATGTAACATCGTCGGCGTCAAAAGTACCAGCTGTTATTGTCTTTCCTGTCATGTTTGCCGATGTCTCTTCGATACCGCCCGCGGCAATTGCGGACAAGAATTCATCTGTCGGATCATATGTTACATCTGCACCATCAACAAGAATTACTTTCACATTTCCTGTCATAATGTTGCAACCGTTTTGCTGCGTTTGCGTTTTGTAGATTGGGTAAAGTTGTGCCATTTTTCTCTCCTTAGTTTTTTATTTAACGTATCAAAATCGTTGTTACTCTTACACTCGTGGAATTAGAACCAGAATTAACCAAAAATCTTGGTGGTTCCGCGATCAGCCTCCACGGACCTGAAAGTGTTTGATTATCCAAAGTTGGGTATATCTTAACACCCGCGCTACTGACTTCATCTTGGGTCAATTCAAATGATCCAGTATACTCATCAAATAGATACACCACGCGGTCACTGGTCCAATATTGAGAACCAGAAGCCCACAACCCTTGGCCCCATTGTCCTAAATTACCTTTAGTGGGATCCCAGAGTTGTGGTATTTCTATCTTTTTATGTGTTTGCGTTACAGTGATAGTTTGTACACCTAAAATCTTATCAGCCATTATCTAAACTCCATTTTTTATTAAAATAATGACTTATTTCTGTAATAACGTTTTTTTCAACTTTTTCCAAAATTAAGAATTCTTTTATAATTCCGTTCAATCTTGGAGGTCTATGTGTTTTAAACGCCCTACCTAAATAGGTTAGACCCTCCATTAAGTCGACACTATTTTGAATCAATTGCAATCCCGCTGAATCACTTTTCACTTCAATACCATTCTCAGCAGATAATATAATTTGACCAGAAGAATACAAATCAGCAATAATAAAAATTGTACAATCTTCGGATTCTTTCAATTTTACTTCCATAAACTTAACTTCTTTATTTGAATCAAACAGCAAACCCTGCTCAGTTACTTCTGGTCGAAGTTTAGGAATTGTTTGCTTCAGTGGAAGCAGAACACCTGTTTTTATCTCTGAATCACTTAAATACAATACTATATTATCACTATAATTGTTAACAATATTGCTGCTGCGGCTCTTTTGTCTAATTCCATTTGCATCGCCGGTAACAGGCTCTGTAACATCGAAATTTGAACTATGAGAATTTCCGGTATAATAACCTTTTTCTCTAAACATTATCTCACCAAAATTATGCTAACTTTTACAGCTTGTGAATTTGATCCTGAATTAATTAAAAATCTTGGTGGTTTAGCAATCAACCTCCACGGACCAGATTGTACCTGACTTCCCACTTCATCTCGAATTGTAATACCTTCTGTTTCTGTATCTTCTTGTATTAATTCAAATGAGCCAGTAAAGTTATCAAAAACATACACTATCTTATCACTAGAGTGGTATTGAGAACCTTGCTGCAAATGGCCTTGACCCCACGAGCCGGCATTTGCGGCGGACGGATCCCATAATCTAGGTAATGATATCTCTTCTGCTGTATTTGTTACAGTAATTGTTTGTACTTCTATAATTCTATCTGCCATTTTTCAATCCATTTTTTTGTCGACGATATGCAGCATTCGCTCGTTTTCTTCGTTTTTTGTCCGAAGGTTTTTCAAAGAATCGTTTCTCTTTCACGATCTCATGAATCCCTTCATCTTCTACTTGTTGCATCAATTTGCGATACGCTTTAGATAAATCTGTGTTTTTGTCTAAATGTACCACGATTCCTTCCCACTCTTTGTTTCTTCGGAATCTACTCATTTGCATTCTCCTGTGTCCCGGTATTTTTTATTGCTTTCTTTTCCCATTTTTTTTCACCCATTTGTAAAAATCGATTCATTTTCCTTGGTGACCAAATTCCTTTGTTGCCAGCCAACTGTTTAATAATATTGATATCCAAACCTTCACCTTGTGTTGCAGCCGATGTTTGAGCGGACATGAGACCAGAAGCCTCATTTAATGTCATACCTTTCTTCGGTGCTACCATACCGATGTTGTCGTCATCTGGAGGCAATTGAACATTTTGCAAAGTGCTCCAATCCGGTTGATTTTGTTGTACTATTTGTTGTTGGGGAACTGTCTGTTGTTTCTGTTGTTGCTGGGTTGGGACTTGTTCCGGCGCAGTTCGAGCAAATTTACTAGCCATACCGTTGGCACGTTGACTAAGATGCTGATCTAATTCAGAATTATTTCGAATTTCTTGAATATGTTGTTTCAATTTTTGATCTGACTGCTGAACGCGCTGCTGCTGAGGTTGTGCTGTGTATTGTTGTGGTTGTTGCATCATTGGTGCAGTTGTTTTAGCAATGCCTTTTGCTACCTCAGTGATAACGTGACTAATTACACCACCTCGAAGAACAGATTCCTGAATTTTATCTTGAAGGTATGATTCCTCCAAAATAAGTTCTTCTATCGTTTCTTCTACCATCTCCCGAACAATCGGTTTTATGATTCTTCTTAAATCTGACCGCTTTAATGTAGTCATATTATACTCCTAGTATATCATTCAAAATTCTGTTGACCTTGTAATTTTTAGTCCATATTCTCGGATCTCGATTCTCCCTCAATGTAACACGTTCCATGAACGCGCCTTGAGTCGATGGATCCGAAACAAAATCAAAACATATAAGTTGAAAATCATCTTCTACCAAAACATTGCCGCCTTGATCTCTAGTTGAACCCAAACCACGGGACGAAATACCAATTTTAATATCCGCCTCAAAAAGCTTTCTTAATGTTTCTCCAGCAGGAGTTTCAAGTATCTCTACTTTTCCTTTAACATCTTTACCTTCCATCCAAATATCAGTGATTACGTGTGAAACATTTTTCAATGATATAACAGATTCATCAGCGTGGTCCAACTCACCAAGGGCGCGGCGTTCTTTTACAAGTTGTTTGTAATTCTCTATTTCTCTTTGCAAGATGGCATACGGGTATACACGACCATTGCCGTTCTGAGCGTCTGCCCGTTGCAGCACACCAGCAACAATATATTTGTTTCGGTCGCCAAGCTCTTGTCGCTCCTTGAGAATTTCTAAATCATTCTCAAAGACCATACATTCTCTTAATCCGTACTTTTCTTTCATGCTTTAATTCCTTCCAATTATAAGTAGAGCCGCGAAATGCTGAATTCTCTAAATAAAATAAAAGGCAGTTTTGAGTCATGCCAAGGACTTTAGTATGCAGCCGTTTTTGCAACGACGCACTGGTTGGATCATCCACCGTGCCATTATATCACCTCCTTTTGGTGTTTAATTGCCCAACACTAACTATAGGTGTGATCGACCCTCATTCCATTATCTCCAAAAAGCTTATCTAAAACGTATGTGGTGCCGGAGCTAATAAATCCAAAAAACAAAGAGTGTATCAATCCAGCCCACGGAGACGTGAAAAACAACGAAACAAGAACTCCGGCCCAAAATCCCATGCACATGCTACACTTGAATAAATACCAATCAGGACGGATACTGTCAAATATTTTACCATATAATAGCATATTGGTTAACCCATAACAAACTAAAATGAACAAGATTAAATCAATCATCCAACCTCTCCGAATGCAATATCGAACAATTTAATGTTATAATCTTCATCGCAGCCGACATTGGGAGAGTAGAAGTCTCTTTGATCAAGTTGTTCTTCGACAAAAGCGTTTCTTAATCTAAAAAAGTTAGGATCGGGGTTATTGTAATATTCATACAGCTTTTCGATAGATTCTTTATTATCTTGTTGGTGTTCGTCGCCCAGTGATACCCGGTAGTGATTATAATTCAATGATCTCAAAAGCTCTTGCATCATCCTAGCCAAAGTTTTTGACTTTGTATCTGTTGTGATATGTTGTTGTTTCAGTTTATAGAATTCCAACATTTTTCGTACTATTTCTAGGCCGTGGTGACTAAAATGACCTTTTCTACCGCTTATACCTTCTACAACTGATGTTAATTTGGGGAACATTTTCTCCATTGTCTTTGATGGTTCATCTGACAGTGGGATAACCTCTTCCACTACAAACCACAAATAATCTTTTGTATCGTATTCCATTACTTTAGGAAAAATACCGTATTTATCCCTATTGAAGATTTCAATTTCTATTTTATTCTGTTTTCTTGGACTTTGCGATAATTCATCAGGTCTATCATTAATATACAAAACCATCTTTAAAATTTCACGTTCTCGGGTCCAATATATCTTTCTAAAAGATCCCTCTTTTCCCGGGATAAGTTCACTTTTTTTCGTGTCCATGTACTGATGAAGTATTTTCAGACGCTTCAAAGGATTGCTAAATTTCTCTGTTTTTCTCGATAGTCTGATAAAATCACGTAATTCCGAAGAATATACGTCTTCTGTCAAGAATCTTCTCCAACTTTCAAACAACAATTTCATCAATCGTAATCCCCGTCTACAGCGAATGGGTCATAGTTCCACATTATATCATCTTTTTTCTCTGCGAATTTCCAATTTGGTTCATCGCGGGAAGAAGACCATATTTTAGTAGCAACTTCCACCTCGTGTTCATCGCCAATAAGTGAACGTATCTCTTCAAGATGCTCAGTTGCCTCATCGATTGTAATCATCTCTTTATCTAATGCCAAACATATGATACACATTCTATAATCCCGTTAATTCCATGTTGTTAAGTGTTGACTTCAACCTGACCACGCTGTAGTTATCTAGATTAACATGTTTTTGAGTATATCCAGCCGATAATTCTTCTTTGCGGTTCGGCGAAACTGTTCTCATGTAATCTATTCGCACAACAGCTTGACCAAGCTTTTCTGCTTTATAACACCAAAATCTTGCTTTGTCTGTGACAAAATATATTCTATTAGATAGTAACCCTTGCGAATTGTATAAGCAGTGCCTTTCCTTATTCATTTTTTACTCTTTTTATAGTGTTCCAAAAATAGTTGTTTCACTTCTTTTTTCATATTCTCTTCATAAACCCGATAATTTGCTCCAGATGGGAAATCATTTGGATAAATCGTTCCTTTCTGTGTCGCATGAGGAACGTCACCCAAATCAGTAGTATATTCGTCTTCTGGTTCTGCATATTTCCCTATTTCCACTTCTTCCTGAGCTTGACGGAAGATCATGAATGGGCGCTCCTCTTCAATAAATTTGCCAACAGAAAACACGGCAACTTGTGTCGCATTAGGTTGTTCATCATTATCATAGTATGTGCCTTCCATCGTTCCATATAAACTGCCACCTTCGATTGTTGCAGGGTCAACTACGCCGGCCTTTGTTAAGTGTTGAAATAACCGGTTTTGTGCATCATACACCATATCAGTGTTTGTTGCATCAGGCTTAGTTATTGTAGTAATCTTATTTTCCGAAGGTTGCACAACAATATCGATATCAATATGATCAAAAATCATATAATCACCTTTCAAATTGCGGCGTACCTGCAAGCTTATGCTCGACTGAGCAGCAGTTGATTGCGATTTCGATTCGGGGTCTCTAATTGTAACTTTAACCGTCACCTTTTTCTTCCTCTTTATTCATTTCTTCCAAAAGTTGCTGAATTCTCAAAATCTGCGGTATCATCGTCTCCTCTTTTACCGGTAGTTTCGAATAACTATCTAATAATTTACCAACTTTGTCAATTTTTTCATTAATTTCCAAATCACAAACGGAATTTGGTCCATCACATGTCATTTTGAGTTCATTCTTCAATCCCTTGATCTCCTCATTTAAAAATGTTTTAAAAGATACACCAGAATCACTAATGGAAAATATGTATTTTCTAATTGTATGTTTTTGCCTTTCGTTTAACACTTCTCCGTACATTTCGTTAAATTTCTTAACATAAATGTTATAGGTAATTGAATCAATAGGTTCTACAGTCGCAGAAGCCCGTTGTGCCTCAGAAATTAATCTCGATGAAATCTGGGATTCCAACAAAACCTTATCCTTTGTCGGCATGTCATCAGCGTTAAAATAATGATATAGCGTCCCCAAAAAGCGGTATTCAGGTACGAAATTCTCCCAAATATCATCTCTCAGTTTTGAATTAATCTTATTGATGAGTTTTGTTTGCTCATTGAACAACTTCTTTGCATCAATTTTGTCACGACGGCGCGATACCTCACTAATCATTCGATCAACAATCTTGGAATCCAAGTCTTTATGCGTATATAAATCTCGATAACATAAATAATCCTTCGCCATTTGTGACTTCGGATCAAAATTGTGCGTCAACACTTCCATAACAATGGATTTGTACTTGTTATCCTTGCTATAGACAGTCTTTGCCACTTCTTTGATCAGTATTTCATAAAGAAAAGCGGTATTTCTTTTCTTATTGTGCTTAATATTCATTACTCATCCTCTATAGTTATAATTTCGGTTGGCTTGTCGTCTTCTTGTTTTTTAACAAAATTACGAATCTCAGTAACCATACTTTTAACTTCATTTGATTTTCTATCTTGTTGTTCCATAACAACAGGAGGTTTGTTTCCTTGAGCTAATTCGAATAAGCCGTTTAGCCCGGGCATGCCAGCACGAACGTTTCTGCGTGTATCACGAGTCTTCTCGTGGCCCCATTTTGCTTTATTTGAGCGTTTGCGAGCACCCATATCTCTGCGGTCGTCTTTCACCTTGCGGTATTTTTTACCTTTAGCTCCGGGGGTTGTATACTCGTCACGTTTGCCGGGTGTCGCTAATAGATCATTATCTTCTATGTCTGAATCACCTTCGTCTCCGAAATCATCTCCGAAACCGCCCATGTCGTCTCCCATTCCCATGTCGTCTTCCATTCCTCCGATGTCGCCCATATCATCATCTAGGCCGCCCATACCGCCGAATCCTGCCTCGCCTGCTGCGGCGATTTGTTCAAGTTCTGATTCATATTTCAGATCATGCTTCTTTTCACGCTTCATGCGGACAATATCTTCATGCGGCAATTGGAAAACCTTTTCCATTGTGTAACGATGACTAAATCCAACTTCTTGCATCGCCTGCGCAGCGTCTACTTTTGTGCGAACAGTTTCAAGTTCTTGCAATTCAGCAATTTTCGACGGATTGTTCAATGATAAAGAAAACGACAGTGCATCTTCTTCAGGATAACCTAACAAAATCAAATGGATAACACCGATTTTCTCCAATTCAGAAACAACTGGTTTTTGAAGGCGTAAAACTGTTCGAGCGAATCGAATATCTTTCTGTGATAGTGTTTCTTTGTCTTCAGATGATGAGTCATCCCGAATAAGATAGGATTGTGGAATTTTTAGTGCTGCAATAAGTTTTGCTTGAAGATATTTAATGTCATCAATATCGCCTGTGTATTGTCCACCTTTGAGTGTTTCAATTCTTGTGCCGGTCTCGCCACGAACAGGAATAAAGTAATCTTCATCAACTGACAACGGATTATATCTCAAATCAACGCGACCAGTGTCTTCATCAACAATTTGGTGACGCTTCATGTTAGTAATGATTTCTTCCATGTACTGTTCCACTTGTTGTGGGGGAACGGCACCAACATCGATATAGAATACTCGACGTTCAGGTGATCGAACGATACGATACGCCATGACTGAATCTTCCAGCAAAATTAACTGTCGCCAAATACGACGTGCTGGTTCGAAGAAGCTAGTTCCATATGGTGCATATTTATCGTGACCAAGAATTCGGAAGTGAAGAATTTGCCAATTTTCGAATGTCATACCAGCGGAGTTCCACTGGAATTGTACATACATTGGATTTGTTTCGTCTTCTCCTTCCATTCTTTCAATTTCTTCCGGTGGAACTGGCAAGATTGTACTAACACCGTAATCAGGATCGATATCGGCATACAAAAAGAAGTCGCCATATTTGCACATTGAGCGGACCCAATAATACAAGTTATGTTCAACATTCAAAACGTTATAATAGAGATTTTCTAAGATAACCTTCAACTCTTCATTTTGGCAATCGACCCTTACCAGTGGTGACAACGGTGAACTTGTTGTCATTTCATCAGAAACAATGTCAAGCGCTGAGGCCATAATCGGCTCGTATTCCATTTGATCGAATTCCCTATATCGCTCTGCACGGTTCTGGTTGGCCATACGTTGCGTTTGTAGGTTTTGGAAGGGGTTGTACCCGCGTTTCTTGAAGTGTTGCCCTGAGAGCGACTTGAAGCGGTTTGAGAACACGTTCATGTGTGTTCTGCGGAGCTTGTGGTATGTTTGTGTCCGTCTATTCGTCAGCGGACCACTGAACATACGAGTTAATCGCTTGAACAGGGTTGTCTCATGATTCTTGGGATTGCGTTTTTGATCTGCCATATGTAAACCTTCTTATAGTGGTTTTCCTAATAAAATTTTCATCTTAGAACATTCTATCCGTGTTGATTATTGGAGCACCGTCCTTATTATGAATTAACCTACCGTTGACATAATAAAAAGCTTGGTAGTATTCTTCGTCAGTTTTTGGTCGCCTTTGTTTTATAAATTGTGCAGGTCCGAGATATCTAGTTGTTTCATTTCTTCTAAGGAATGTGCATTTTAGGCCATGCGGTTTTTTGTCATCATACCTGATATATTTAAATCGAAGTTCGGGCATGCCGAATGTTCGGTCCATGGAAAAAGGATATATTATTTCATAATCTGATAATATCTGTATGTATTCCTTTGGAAGATTTTCTTCTGGGATTGGCTCGATGTCATACCATCCACCATCATATACAAATCCTTCATCGTTGGTGGTAACAAAGCCATCCAACTCTGGGCCTACCATACATGTTGTTATAACCGGGTGGGGCGCGGTGTCAGAATCTTTTACCAGTGCCAATACCAGACCAGCGTATTTTTTCCTTAAAAGCTTATTATAATGATCCAAAAAGCCGTTGTTGGATTCACTAATAACTTTTCTCCAACTTTCGAACAGTTTCTTCATCCTTTTAACAACCCCGCGTATTTTCTATATAACCTTGCTTGGTCAGCAATATCGTTCTTTTTGTTTCTGCCAAGAAAGGGCCCCATAACAAAACCGCTTTTTACTGTTGAAAAATCGGCTGTTCTTGACCGCCTAGATATGGCGTTTAATGTTGCAATTGTGTATTCTTGTTCACGAGTATCAGCTTCCAACACTGTATCTCGAATCCAGCAAGCAAGAGCGAAAGACATAATTAAGTCATCGTTGCGACCGCTCATGGCTTGTGTTTTACCACTAGTCCAAATAAACGTTCGCATTTCGTCCAAAAGCCTACGAGAATAAATCGTGATTGTTTTGTTTCGGATGAATTCTTCCATCTTTCCGATAATTTGTGGTTTCGTTTTGCCTGATGTGGCAAAGCCCTTGGCAACACCGTTGGTTACTTGTGCCAAATTGGGTTCTACATATTCATGAGTTGATTTCTTCTCATAATATATATTAGGATACTCCATATTTTCCAATTCGGTAAGGACTGAATACCCAAGCATATTAGATTCTACCACAATCATCGCTGTGCCCCACTCTTTACCAGCATCATTTAACATCTTTGCAAAGAAGTCATATTCTGGCTGACCGCGATATTCTGCAACAACATGGTTAGTTGTAGCGTTAAGCACATGAAACGTGGAGTAATCGCGACCATCACCACGAGCAACGTCAGCCGTTATTAGATAAGTACAATTTGGATTGTATTCTTGCCAGATCCAATAATTTCTATCGTAACCAGTTCGACGCAAAGGGTCACCATATAATTCACCAGTTATCTCATTATAGTCTTCCAAGAATTGGTGTATAAACTCCATATCTTCAGGGTCAACAACTGTCTCACCGGAAGCGTTAAAATTGCACAACAATTCTTGAGCTACCTGTCGCCGGTCCATATTTTTTGTTTCATTTTCAAACCACTCATCATCACGATCAGGATGCTCATCCCACATAATTTTAGTAAGCTTGAAACCATTGTCGCCGGCTTCGGCTTCTGTGCACATTTTGTGGAAAAAGTTACCTACACCATTGGGAGTAGAGAGAATAGCACATGACCCACCTGTTGAAAGTGTTGGATACATTGAAGTCCACAGTTCGTCGATTCCCTCAACGTGAGCAGCTTCGTCAACAATCAGCAAAGAAAGAGCTTCTGAACGACCTGACGTGCTCTGCGTTGATTCTGCTTTAATCCAAGAACCATTTTCAAATTCCAACACCGCACGGTTGTTCGTTGTTGGTTTAACAATCTGTAACCATTCTGGGATATTTTTGTACATCATCTGCACCTTTTTGACGAGGTTGGACGCTGTTGATACTTTCGTCGCTACACATAGAACTGTTTTATCTCGTCTAAACAAAATAAACCACAGCGCGTAGGCTGCGGTTACTGTTGATATACCTAACTGTCGTGCTTTCAATACAATGTTAAATCGGTCTGTTTCAAAGCTTCTTACCAAATCCTCTTGGAAGGCAAACATTGTGAAAGGAATTCTCCCCTTTTCAGGATGAGAAATCTTGCAGTAATTGTTAATAAAGTAATTCGGATCTTCGAAACACTTCTTAACCTCCTGTTTTATCTTTTGCGGTGGTATATATGACATAAAAAATCCTCTAGCTGTTATAACTAGAGGATTTATGAAATTAGAGAGGATTTAAGTTTTAGCTATCAATCTTATATATTTTTCTTTCCATTATTCTGAGTCAGGGACTAAATGTAATGTATCATCAATATGTTGTTCCATTATCTGCCATGTTTGCCGATCATATGGTTTATTCGAGGACCATATTTGTTAATCTCATCTCTATTTCGTTCTCATTAACTCTTGTACCACTGCTCTGACTGGTTCCAAAACCTTTTGTGCTGATGCTTCATCGCCTACTTTTTGATGCTGAATATAGGCATCAACGATATCACCAAGGCCGGCCTTTTCCAAAACAGGAAACAATACTGATAGTCTATAAATATCGTCAGGCAATCCGCCAGACTCCTTAAAGTAAATTGACAGCAATTCTTGAACTTCCGTTTTCGAAGTTGTTCCCAGAATCTCGGTCACAAGCTGTTTGCGAGAACGCGTCAATTCTTCTTTAATAATTTGTTCTATTTCTGATCTTTTAAGTTTCATATGTTTTTTCTTCAAAGTGAACTACATGTTGGTTAGGTGTCGGCCAAGAACGATATTCAAACTCTATTCCCTTCTGGGCTCGACCAAAATAGGTGTTCTTAAGTGAAAACATGATTTGTGTACCTTCCTGTATTACGAGAGGATTTTTAATAACGACAATTTCACAATGTCTCACATTACACCTTACCGAGAAATTTCTTGAACCTCAGTTCTGGTTTATAGCCTTCGTCCAACATTCGATCAATTTTGTTCATCATTGATTCACGTTCGTCGGCTTCTTCGTTGTATTCCGGTAACTCTTTCAATTGCCCAATTTCAAATACTTTTTGGGCTTGAACAAATGTGCGTACATTTGATGTTTGTTGCATCACTGCATTAAACGTATCATCCTGTGCCTTCAGTGTCAGAGTAGAACCCATGTCACCTTTATATTCCTTTTTGATAAAGTCTGCCAATTTATCTAGATATTGTTCGATTTCATCTTCAAACTTATCTTCGTGAGATTTCTTAATGTTAACTTCGGTGTGATAAGTGATCACCAAGTTAGAACCGTTAATTTTTACACCAAAACCGTCTATAACTCGACTATCCTTAATTGGATCACCTTCTTCGCGCTGCAAAACACCTGTTTTTCGGCCACCATAAGGGTGGTCTTTAGCGTCTGCTGCAATCTGATGGATTGCTTGAATTATTTCATAAACTGATTTAGCCATTATTTTTTACCTCTTCATTTCCTGTAACATGTCGTTTCGGCTTTCCGCACATTTCCTTAACAACAGAACCAAGATTTTCTTTAAGAATTTTTTTAAATTTATTATTCACTCTCTGGCCTCCAACCGGATTCCCATTTCTCTTCTCTACCTTCGATATGTTTTATAAAACACCGATAACAACAACCCCATTGATTCATCTTTATGTCGTCAATAGCGTTAAAGTGTATTTTGTATAGAGAACACACTTGACAATTATCCAAGGCGTTTTCATCAGTAAGTAGTTTTTTTGATACTAGATATCCGGTTTTATTTTCGTAGTTCTTTTCTTTGTACGCCGAATTCAATTTCTTATACAGCTTATCAACTTGTCTGATAAACTCTTCTTCGTCCTCATCAGTCCAGTCGGCTCGTGGAGAACGTGTACACTCTACCCCATATTTTTGCTCTATTTGGTATTCCACTGCTGCTAACTTTTCATAATCCATTATTTGTCTCTCATTATTTCTTAGATTCTGGCCCGTTGAATGGCAAAGGTATACCACCAAGATCTATCAGCGCTGTCACCACCTGATCGTTCTTCACTATTCCCACAACTTTAACATATATATCCTAACCTTCCGGTGCAAACTGGGAGAGTTTCTGTTTTGTGGCATCGTCTATAATGAGGTCGACATATTCTATGGAATCGTGCGTGACGCCACATGTTCCTTCGCGGGGGAATGTGCGCCATTGGTCGGTCAACATTTTGCAATACTTATTCTTCACTAAAATATTCCTTTGCGTCTCTGTAGCCGTATTCCATGCTTTGCAAAATTCGATCATGATCAAAATCTAATGAACTATATGGCAGTTTTCCATTTGGTCTGATCACGTTAATCTTGACAAATCTTTTTTCCCGAAAGGTTTTAGGTGATTTAATAGCTGATTCATTGTACAACTGAGCAATTTTCAAATCGTTCTCAATAATTTCATTCATCATAATTCCCAAGATGCGAGGTGCATCTTGCGTAACCTTGGGCTTCTTGATATTAGAAATGAGGTATCTATCTTGTGCTAGTATTACATCAACTTCATCAACCCCACCTACTTCAATAGCAATCTTGAGAGGAGTAACATCTCGAATACCACCGTCAGTGTACCATTGTTCGCCAATTTGAACAGGTGTCAACATTACAGGGAATGCAGCAGATGCTTCAATATATTTGAGTACATTTTTGTTTCTGTTTGTTTTATAAGAGATAGTACCATTATTAAGTGATACAACCCCCATGTAGAAATCGACATCAGATCTATATAACATGTCTGTGTCTAATTTTTCATTGATTATCTTTGACAGAGGTTTTGAATTGTACACACTTTTTTCCCAAGGAACCGTTACCGGCCAAGCAAACCATTTCTTGTATATACTTTTTGTATCAATTTCTCTCCACAAACCGACCAGTTCTTTCAACGCCGTGTCTTGATTCTCTTTTTTATACTGACACAACAACGAACCATTCAATGCACCAACCGATACACCCGACACAACGTCATAACGACGGCCTTGATCCACAATTAAATGTTTTAGTGCTCCAGCTTGATATGCTCCCTTGGAACCGCCGCCAGATAAGACAAGGGCGCGTTTCATCCGGTTTCCCCTAAATAATGTTTAAGCAATTTTGTGTATTGTTCACCGAGGCGGCGCCGTTGTACTGGTCGTGAAATTTCAGTAATTGATTCTTTATTAATTCGCTTTAGTCGTTCTTCAAATTCGGCAGAACTTATTTTTTTATGGGTGGGTTTGTGGGGTTTCAAGGTAAGCTTCCTTCGCATTTTGATAAAGTTTAATTATTCTGTTTTCTTCAGGTAATTCACATGTTTGTCTAGCTGCATTATAATATAGATTCTTTGGATTCATAAACGCTAGCAATACGCACACTAATAATGCCAATACCAACAGCGATATATTTGATCCTTTGCTATTACTCATAGTCCTATCTTGTTTACTTCACGATGCAATAAAAACATCCCAATCGAGACAGCAATTCCACTAGAAAAGTATACTGGTTTCTCCAACCTATCCCACAGGGTTCTTTTATGTTGTTTTTTTAAGCTCTTGTATAAGTCATCAATCTGATCATTTTTGAGTGTCAAGCGGTTTTCCCACATCTTCTCTTGCCATTTTAATTCGGTAGTTGCGTTATCAAGTTTTAATTGCAATTGCAGTGTAGCTTTTGTAACCTCGTAATCTACTCTAGCTTGTGTCTTTGCTTCAGAAACACTAACGGTTGTTTGCAGTTCTGCAAAAGCTTCCGGCGATAACAACACGCCGGTATATGTCGCTGTTTCGCCAGCTTGAACATACGATATTTTCTTTTCTTGTGCGAAAGCTTTTGGCGCAGAGAACAGGATAGCCGTGAGTATTATAAAATATGTAATCGTAAAAGCCAAATTATCTTTAGTCCATTTAGTCATTTTTTATCCTTTTTTCTGTAATACTCAACGTACCCCCAATCAAGTTTACTAACTCTTTCGTATTCAGGAGTATCTTGGAGTTTGCTAATTGCCCTCTGTGCCGTCATCAATTTTGATTCAGTAAATGGAACATCTTCTGACCATTTTACTTCTTCGACAAAGCCAATATCGGGTAAAACATCAGTCTTGAACCAAATCGCTATTATCTGACCTTCATCTTTCGTAATATGTGTTGTTTGAACAGATGGTAAAAACGTTCCATATGTTAATGATATAGCGTCTACAGTGTCGGTACCGAATTTTCTGTATGGCGGCGTCTGTAACAGCTTATTTGACGCCATTATCTCACCTGCTCGCTTGGCAGTAGTGAAATGAATAAAGGAGTCATTCTCGATAGACATCTTAAACATAACCTGATCTTCTTTTTGATCAAATCTTGCGACCAGATCTTCTCGAACTCGACCACGAACATGCTTTAGTTTACCAAGGTTTTCTAATTGTGTTAAAACATCATGTTGTGGTTTACGCCATTTAAACGCCAGTGGATGCCTTTCCCAATTCGTATAATACGGATCTTTTTTGGCAGCTTTGATGGCTGCTCGGAACGAACACTCAGGATAACCTTGATTTTTAGGAAGAGGTTCCTTTTCGACATCATTACGCTTTTGATCGTAATATATCCAGATATCTAACGCTTCTGGAGTTACGGAGTTTCTGTCAGACATTAACCACGTATCGTGTTTATCACACAGTTCCATAGCAATATCATACAGAAGCGGCCCGAAGCCTTGAGATGCCTTCACCCATTGTATCATCATCCCGCCGCAAACATCTTCGTAGGATAACCACATCATTCCATAAATGGGAGCGCCTGATTTATGGTCTAGTGTACTACCGTACATATCAGTTAGAAAAATCATTGCATGATTCTTCGGAGTAAACTTTACTGATACATTGATATCTTCTGGGAGTTCGTTAGGTGATACGGCGTCTTCCTGCAACATATCATGGAAACCGTAACTTCCATACGCAGGATCTACCGGTGCTTGCTGTGTGTCAAATGCAGTATCTTGTTTTGCGGGTAAGGCATAATTTTGTACTAGCCTATCCCATTCTTCTTTCCAAACTTTTTTACTCATACGAAAATTCGTCCCAATTTGGGTTAATATCTAAACTACCTCTATCCATTGCATCCGTAGATTCTTCAGGTCGAAATCTACCATATGATTCAAAGGCTTTAATCGTGTCCATGTTATCTTTTCGATATATCTTAGACAATGGCGATTGCGGAAATGGCTGCGCGCCGCCGTATGCTCTAGAATACTCGACTGAATTCATTGTGCAATTATCTTTTTTTGTTGGAGTTAACGTATTTTTCAAGTCGTCCAATTGTAGAATTTTTACCTCGGGGCGATTCTTGAGGTAAAATAACCACACTTTGTATGCAGCTTCTGACACAACAACACGATCGCATGTTAAACCGCCGGCATCTGCACTAGCATATTCCATTGCCACGTCATACAAGAGTGGCCCAAAACCCTTATCCGCTTTGGACCAAGTAACTTGGTATGCGTTCAGGCATGGACCGTATTCTATCCCGTAACCGGGACTTGACACTGGCAAGTGTTCTATTTCTACATTCGCGTGTACATGGTTTCTGGAATCGTCTACTAAATAAAAGTCGATCGCATTTTCATGGGGTTTCTCGTTATAATAAACTACCAGTCTTCCCTTGATAGCCATTTCTGTATTTACTGATTCTTCATTGATCATCTCGATATCTCATAAAGTAAGTAGGGACGCGATATCCTACCATATTTGCTATGTTAATTCTTCCTCTGCCATCGCCGACCTGACAATTGTTATCATATTTGATAACTATTACGGGCGGCACACCGGTTTGCATCCATTTTGAAGCTTTCAACATCCATTGATATCCGCGAAAATCTTTCAGATCTTTGATCGTTGATGTTTCAGACAATGACAACCATTTTGCCAAACCCCTGTCATATTCATAAAAATCAGGAACCTCTAATTCCCCTATATACTTGTGATCAAAATCATCTAAGTATAGATCATCATCAATATGCTCCAGAGATCTTATTGCACACAACATATCATGCAATAAACTTGCGCTCATATCAGTGTAATTATCTGGTATCCTGACCAATTCGGTCCAATGAACATCATTCATATGTCCACCCCATTTCGTGTGCAATCTGTCTCAAAGTCTTTTCGGGGTTTTCTCGTATCTCGTTTGCCATTTTCTTCTCGTCTTCTTTAACATTCTTCTCAATTTCTTTCTTTTTCTCTTGATATTCCTTTTCATTTCTCTCTGCATCACCAAAGTATTCATCAAGATTTTCTCCCACTTCTTTGTCAATTTGCCTATCAGTTAAATCGATTAATTCGCGTTCTTTATCAGCGAGATCACGTTCTTGTTTTAAAAGGTCAAATATTTTAGAAACATTTCCTTTTCCGCTAAAAAGAAGACTAAGAACAAAGCCTATAATGATCACAAAAATATACCAATAAGTTTTAATGAAAATCCATATCTTTTTCAAAGTTTTCTTCATAACATCCTCACGGGCCGCTTGCTGCCTCTTCTTTTGTCATCCAGAGTTGCACAACATCTCGTACTTTTTTACCTAAGTTATAAGATAACAATGCGAAGAATACTGTCAACATCGATGCGGGCACTTCTATCGTACTGAGCCAAAAGTGGACCATTACTACAAATGTTACCCAAAATGAGATTCGACCTAAACTAAATTTTTTGTTTTCTGTGATTATCGCTAACCAATCAATTTCCTTGAGTTTTTTCATCGCTAACCCTCCAAGTTGCGATATAAATAGTCTAAACTTGGACATGTGCGTAACCATTTTTCTTTTCAATTGTAATTTGTGTGTCTACAACGTCCTTGAAAGGGTCAAGATGTGATATCAAAATAACCTTAGAAAAATAGCTTTTAATCATCTCTAAAATGCGAATAAATCCATCTTTTGTTTCTTCATCAAGCTCCGTGGCAGGTTCATCCAATATGAACAAGTCCCCCTTTGGCATCGTGGACACAGATAGCAGTGCGAGACGAATTGCGGTCGCTGCAAGAGTTTTTTCAGCGCCAGAACCGGTTTCAATTAATCTGGGATTATGTTTTGGGTGTTTAATGAAAATTTCGAGTTTATTATCGCTTGATTCGAAGAAAACTTCAAACTCAACAACATTTGCCAAGATTTTCGATATTTCTTGGTTAATAGCCGGCAGTCTTTTCTTGATAATATCAAAGGGGATACCATTGGAGTGCATGCAACGCTTATACAGATCATAAGCAGTGTATTCCTTGCGCTGTTGTTCCAATTTTTGTCGTTCTTCGATAACATTTTCCAATTTTTGGTCAAAGTACCCTCTTTTAGCGTACATTTCACTAAGATTGTTCTTCGTTGCCGAAAGAGTCTTCTTTAACTCTTTAATTTGTGTTATCACTTCTGCCTGTTGCACTTTCTTTTCTTCCAAAGTGTTAATTTTACCGATATTTTCATCATAAACCTCTTTTTTTGACTCCAGTTCATGAATTTTTACGTTTGAAAACTTTATTCGACCTTTGCACTCACTAATTTTCGAACTCAAAAGAGGTATTGTGTGCTCTTTAACCTTAGTATGGTATTTTTTCATTGTTTCAAGCGTTTCTAGCTGGCTTTCGATGTGTTCGGAATCAATATTCTCTACCTTCTTAACATGTGCCGTATACTCACTATTAATTTTATCATATTTATCCCTAATTTTCTCTACATTACCTATATCTTGTAATGTTTGGTACGCAGATTCAACTAAGCTACAAGAAGAATACTCTGAGTTACACGGAGCTTCTTTCAAGTGTCGTTCTGCGTCTTCAATTCTATCAATAGTGTTTTCATAACGAATTAAATCATCAAATTTTTCTTCTATTTGTTCCTGCAAGCGATTCAACAAGTCCTTATCTTTGATTAAATTTTCATATGAGATATTTTCTATCTTTTCTTCAAGTTCCGAAAGATTTTCCTCATTTGCTTCCAATTGTTCTTCGTAACCTTTCAACAACAGTTCATCTGTTCGTAACTCTTGACGAAATTCTTTAAGGTCTTTAACCAAACCTGAAATATCTTCCAATTCCTGTGGTACCGAGGAAACAAACGCAGTTAAATCTAACAACTCAGTATTCTTATTTTGAACTTCTCTTTCCAGAAGTTTAACTTCTTTCGTGTATTTATTAAGTTTGTCATAAACGTTTTTCTTTTCTTCTGTTAATTCTTCTAACTTTGCTTCGTAATCAACTGACTCTAACATCTTTAATGCACCTTTCAAGTCAGAAGAATGCTCGTTAGCCACTTTAAACTTTTTCTCAAAGAAATCGAGATCAAGAAATTTTGCCAATGTTTTCTTTCGTTCTGTTGAGCGCTGATCGATAAAAGTTAATGAGCCGAACTGCGCTGAAAAGGATGTGACCAAGAAATCGTCCAAGGTACCAATCACAGACCGTATCTTATTGTCCGTGTCGCGGCGTGTAAGGCCGTTTAACGACTCTTCCTCACCGTTCACTACCTTAACAAAAGAAACGTCTGTGCGTGCCTCCTGCGTGACCTCACCGTGTAGCTTCTTTTTGTATTTTTCCGAAGTTCTTTCTACAATATACTTCTCATTATCAATTTTGAACACAACGCGACCACGAGAATTGTCCTTATGTTGATTAATCATATCACAATTCTTTCTAACATTTTTCGAGGTACTATTGAACAACGTGTACATTAGCGAATCAATGATACTTGATTTGCCAGAATAACTTTTTCCAAAAATGCCCACCAAACCATTTAAGGATGAAAAATCGACTTTGTTTCCTTTGCCATAATTAAACAGATTATCCCACTCAAGGTCTTCTACAGACCAGTGCACATTGCGAACCATCTCCTCTTCTGATAACACCTCTGAATTAATTTTACTGTTAATTTTTACGATGTCTTTTAAGATATCCTTTTCAATATCATAATCAACCAAGTATTCTTTAATCAGTTCTTCTTGAACCTTTGTGTCTCGAAGATTCTTTTTGGAAAATTCGTCATCAATGTTAACCTGTATTCTACCTTTCTTTGTTGCTCGATTCAGAAAGGACACTGACTGTGGTTTAAATTTGCGTTTAGCAACATCCATTGCCTTACGCATCACATCTAATGAAATATGATAATCTGAGACCAATCTCAACCTTGCATTAGATGGCACACTGATCTTATATGGGATTCTGCCCTTTGGAGTGAGAGAAATTGTTACAAACGGTTTCGGGTTTGTAAGCTGCACATGGCGACAATCATAATCTTTTTTGTCTTTAATTTCCCAAATCAAATAACCTTTGTCATTTGTTTCACCAAAATTCTGTGTTATTAGACTACCGGGGTATCTCACCTTGCCTAACTTATCTAGTGTTTGATTTGTTTTGTGAATATCGCCGAGCAAAGCGTAATCATATTTTACCAATTCTTCTAACTCTAGATCGCCATGCTCTAAAACATGACCAATATCTGTCACCGAGTTACTAACGCAACCGTGGTAAATAGCAGCATTAAGTTTTTTATCATCAATGATCGATGGCCAATTGTCTTCATCGAAAATCGATAAGTGATAAAAATCTATATCAGGAAACCGGAATATATTCGCGTCGCGGGAATAGAACAAGTTATCATTATCAATGTTATTTACCACCGGTGTAATAGAGTCCATACGAGATGGTGTACGAAGTAAACCATCATGATTACCGGGAATAACAATAGTTTTTGTGATATCGGCAAGCGTTTGCAAAAAGCGCGTTGCCATATCAATATATTCTGGGGATATTTGTGTTTTCGTATGTGCGACGTCACCGGCGACTACAATATAGTCGGGTTTCTCTTTACGTAAGTCTGTATAAAGCTGATCAAATACATTTTCGTATACATCATGATACTTAAGGTTACGAATATGAACATCCGCAATGTGTGCAATTTTCAACATGTCTTATCCATATAGAAGTTCTTTAACATTCAAAGCGATCCAATACTGCGTGAAATCGTCGTTGCTTTGTACTGGCAGGACTGTCAATTTTTTGCAGTTAGGACACTTTAAAGATTCGGCTTTTCCTTTTTCCAATTGCTCCTTGGTAGACACTTCAGAACAAAAGTAACAGATTCCGTATTTTGCTTTTGCCAAAGCTTTGCGATTGTATATACATTTAGTATTCATATGGCGATCCTCAGTTTTTCTTTCAGCAAATTTGAAGAAGTTATCAGAGTTGATGTCTTCTTTAATTCTGCGAATTGCTCTTTACTTAAATCACCAATGTCGCCGCTCAATACTGTTGTATCAATAGCGTGTACTTCAACATCATATCGGAGTAATTCTTCAGCAATCCGATGCATTTTTTTCACTGCATCAGGATCTAGGGCTAAGTAGATTGGTGTGTCATGCTTTATAATCTCTTTAAAGGTCTTACTCCTTTTTCCAATTGTTGAACCTAGAAGAGGTATAGCGTTAGTTGCTTTAATAGCGTCAAAGACACCTTCCACAACAGTTAAATCACTTTCCCAATCAACATATAACTCATTAAATATTATTTTTTGTTTGTTTGCCTTTGGGTTCCAATATTTTGTTGATAAGCTCTCGCGATAAGCTCTCGCCACAAAATAGTTTACATCACCGCTACTATTAAATGATGGTATGATGATTCTGCCGCCATAATCTCCATATGGACAGTAACCCATTTTCCAATATAAAATATCGTAATCTGCTAGGCCGCGGCTGGCAAGATAATTTTTTGCCATCCGGTATTCTTGATTGTTTTGATGTTTAGTTAAGGTTCGAAATTCCTCGGGTAGTTGTAGTGCGGGTTCAACAAATTTTTCTTCTGAATAAAGATCATCCAAATACTCCCTTAAATCGGTGGGCAACCCTATCTCATCATCAAATTGCTTCCACAATTCCTTTTCTGATATAGTTCCCCATTTTCGGACTAATCGGTGTAGTTTAAATCCGCTATATTCGCAGATCCAACACTTCCAACAATTCTTGTCCAAGTTAACACTTAACTTGTTTTTGTGGTGATTACATTGAGGGCATGAAAAGAGATATTCTTTTCCCTCTTGTCGATATGATCCTAATACACTCGTTAAGACTTCGAGTTTTCTTCGCAAAGTAGTTCTCCAGCACGGGCTATAACGTACGCATCGGCTCTGTCATGCGATCCGGGCTTGGGGTTGCCATACCGGGTCAGGTTATAAGAGAAGCCGCTCACACTTGATTCTACTACGTCTAGGACGTGCTGTTTACTATCTTTCCCAGAAAAGCCTTTTGTGTCAATTCCAACCTTTTTTCTAGCTGTTACGGCTCGAATCTTTTCGGGTCTAACTCCAAAGATTTGTTCACAAATTAATGTGTATACCGCGTTAACTTCGGATAATTTCACTATTGTTTTTGTTGAGGTGCGGCCGCGGGCAAAGCCAAGTAACCGTTCCTCGATATATATATCCGTTATTTCATACTTTTTATTTAGCTCGATCATTAGATCGTTAAATTCAGTCGCCAAATCGTTTGTATGAGGGTATTTTTTTCTGTTTCGTGTATCTAATATATCTGAATATTCTAATTCTCCATCATCCAAAACACAGATGCCAGAAATTGTGCTTGAAACGTCTAGACCTAAAATCACTTCTTATCCTTTCTTATTGCATTGTAAACATACCCTGTTTTCGTAAACCTGATATGTGCTCTTAATTTTTTGTGTTTTTGTTCACGAACGGGGAAAGCCAAGTTTCCTTTGTCATCAATCCACAAGCCACATCTTCGGTGATTATTGAAATGATGTTTGGAAACAACTAACATCATATATCCAACTTGAGTTTGTAAGTTAGATCACGTGTTTCTTTTTTCTTCACTGGCTTCGCGGTTTTTGCAACCGCTAATAGATTTTTGTCCTCGTCATAAATTTGAACATGAGAAATGTAAGTTATCTTCTCAAAGCTACCTGTAGGATCATTATAACCTGTTTTTACAACATTGGTAATTTCAGTTTCTCTAGGTTCCTTATAACCCCTTGAAGAAGTAAAGGCAGTTAAATCTTGGCCGTGGGCAAGATATGTAGGATTGTTGGAATGGTTAAACTCACCAGAATTAGCATGACAAAACATCGTTAAAACTGGGATTTCTTTTTGTCCTTTAAAATCAATTGAGAAACTTGCTGACTCAAGAATTCCACTACCAAACCCTGACTCAATGCCTGCTCCAAAACGTGACCAGCGAGCTGTTACGGGTGTGGCATCATTATTGTAATCCAATGTTGTAGGAGAGATATTCCAACTGCCTGTCAATACAATAAATCCCTCTTTGTATAAACACACGCCCGCAATTGATCCGCTACCGCTACTGGCAATTGGTGCAATTTGTGTTAGTACTCCATTCTTACCAGTATCTTGTGCTTGCGCGACCAAGGTACCGGTAATAAAAAATTTAAGATCAACTGTGCCGGGTTTAATTTGTGAGCCATAGTACATTGATGAGATATCAATTAAAGACATTTCTTGCTTATCCTTTTCGCCATAAGAAGACGAATAGGCAAAATGAGGACTCCAAATTTTATAATAGTCTAATGTATTACGCAAAGAAGACGTAATATAAGGGTGGGCACCATTTAATGCATAATGCTTTCTTTCTAACGACGAAGTAACGAACAGCAACGCTGAACCGGTAATTTCATCACCATAGATGTAATTTTCATTAAATTGTGTTTGTGAGACTGCACTGAGATTATAATTGTGGCTATTTTTGATTAAAAAGCTGTATACATCCAGCGATGAAGACGGCCACAATTGTGACTCATAGATCGTTCCATCATAAATGTAGAAGGATTGTTTCGGGTAAGCTTTGACTACATTATATAATAGGTCTTGTTTTTTGAATCTCTTAACTGACATTCGACCAACACCTCAATGTTTCAGTAGTCCAAGCGAGTACGGAGATTCAATGGCACACTAGGTGTCTTTTTGATAGGTTCAGATAACTTTGCAACTGCTAGGAGAGCGCCATCAGGAGCGTGTAAACCAATTGTGGTAATATACGCTACTGGCTCATCTGTGCTTACCTCTTTTACTCTAATCTTTGAACTATCAGTATATGTTGGATTGGCACTGTAGTTAAAATCATTCGACCCAACCCGACACATGTAAATGCGGGAATTTACTTCCACTGTGTTGTTGAAATCTAGATCATTCCAGCGACCACGAAGTGAATCAGCAGCGTGTTGGATTGTTGTACCAGTCAATACTGCGTTCATGTCAGATGAACTCAAGAATGTACCGTAATCTTGTGTGTTTTGATCACCACTGGTAGACCCTGTAATATTAAACAATGATGCTGTCAACACGGCGATACCAGCTTGATAATAAATTAGACCAACTTTGTCGCCCACTAAATGCCCACTTGATTGGGATATAAAGCCGTTACTGGCCGAGAGCACAGCGTATTCACCGGAAGGAGAATTCACCAAGAATGTCGAAGTTGCATCAGAATCTACAATAGATGTTGAAGAAGACAATGCACCAGTCATCGCGCCGCCAGTATAAAGTTTAAAGTTAAAGTTTCCTTTTTTCAATTCATCTTTAACTAACAAGCGATCGAATGTGACGAAAACGCATTCTCGAAGTTTTGAACCGCCGGCGAGAACGTCGCCATCTTGGTCAAACTCGCGAATTGTGCCATCAATATCATGACCCACTAACTTTTGCGCAAATTGGTTATAGAGATTAATTTTCTTAGCATTCTGAACATTCGTTGAAGAAGATAAGTCTGAGTTTGCAGAGTATCCTACAAAGACCTGACATATAGAATTAGCTGAAGACGAAAGAACAGGATAATCATAGATACTTTGAAACATACCATGACTAAAATTCTTGACATTTTCATCCGAATATGTCCCCGAAACAACTGAGCCAGTGATAGCGATTGCCTCGTTAATAAGTTGTCTAACAGAGACAATATCGTCTCTTTCAAAAGATTTGTAAATACTCATTTATTATGCTCCGATTATTGATCTCGTATATATCTTACTGGTACATCTAATGTCCGACCGGTTTTCGCGCCTGTAACTCGTACAATGGTATCGATGTAATCCATTGTATCTGTCGAGGCGTCTTTATCCGTCATGTCGACATCAGCGCCCAATTGGTCGAAAAAGTATGCTGACGTGTTTAAGTCTAAAGAAGCAAGAATTTTGAATTCTAAAATTGTTCCGCGGGGGCCTGAAACAACTTGTCCTTCACTTGTATCTCGCACAGAGTTTTCTGTAACAAAGTTGATATCTGTTCCCAAAGAGAAATTGTAACTAGCGATATGATCGTCATCGATATAGGATGGCACAGCTTTTGTCTTACCATTTTTAGAAACGATCGAACCAAGGCGGTGATCAATTTCCACAATATATCGAGTTTCGACTAGGCCGTCATCCAACAACCTAGTGGGTGAAATTTCAGTTGTATCAAGCCCTTGGTCAACACGAACGCGGGCGCCGCCAGCATCGGGATTTTCGCCATACATAATACCGTTGTCTGGTTTAAATAAGTCTTCAGTTGTTTTATTAACTGCTACAACGAAGGCCCCGATAGACCCGCCTGATGCTCGACGGGCAGTTGCAGGGTCATACACTTCGTTAAGTTTTAGTATTGGGAGGTATAATAAGTCTTGTCGCGGAATCGTAACCAAATTGTGCTTTAAAGCTGCACCATTGTCCGTGAAGGCTTCCAATACGGGTGATTGAAGGATTTCTAAATCATAATACGCTGAACCGGATGAATGATTTTTGTTATATAACTCATAATTGATTTCATCATCACCTAGAGAAAACTTAACAATTTGAAATTGTCCGTCTCCACGTGCGAGACGCTCCCGACCGGTATCGGTCAGAACAACATCGATTATAATATCTCCATCATTTTTTAGTATACCCATTATCTCTTCTCCTCAATTCCGCTGTATTAAATAGCCTTACTTACAATAAATATCATTTTTAATTTTCTACCAAAGAATTTAGAATATCGTAAAATGATCTTGGGTTATCTGCTATTATATCATCACTTACGTTACTTGTTATTTTAAAACTCTCTGTCTTGTAGTCGAATGTTACATTTAAATCGATTTTTCTACCAGTAGATTTAGATGTAAATCGAATTTTAAATTTTTTACCCCAAACTGGTTCTCGGGTCGGCCCTAAAAACATTTCGTCTAATTCGGGGTCAAATGTTGTTTTGTTAGTTAGTTCTGATTTTGCCAAATTCATATCCTTTTGCTGATCTGCGACATTAATCTTGATATATTTTTTAGCTGATTTTGTTTTATATTGATTTTTAACATACTCAAAATTAACTACATTAATGACAGGGTAAACTGCGCCATCATTATTAACCAACTCTAGTTCGTAAATATGTGTAGGATTTGAAATATTTCCATGCACATCTTTCGACCGGAAGATATAGTAGTATTTTCTATTTGGTTGTAAGTTTTCTGCAACGTATGTTACTTCCAGTGTATTGGCGTCTTTTCTGCCAGCCATTGTTGTACTAACTTCTGCAATTTTTCGTGTTACAAAGTCGCCATAGTTTCGGGGTTTTGTTATTGTTCGAAATATTTCAAATGTTTTACTAGGGTCGTCTCCACGATATTTTAAAGGAATAGACTTATCTGCGCGTTGAGCACGTTGCTGTTTTTTTATCTTTTCTACGTCTTCTTCCAAAAGAATGATCGGGAATTCCTCACGTTCTCCAAAGCCGGTACATAGAGATATTGCAATTTTATCATCCACTCCAATATACGGTATAAAATCCACTTCCGGTGGTACTGGGGGTCTATCAACTATTTGAATTGGTTCAAATTCCTTCTCCATAATTTCGGCAAGAATAAGCTTTGGGCGGTTATTGATCTTCAAACGCGCAGTATCATCATCCAAAAACCCAACTACTTCAGGATCGTCCCCAATAGCTTCATAATTATACTCGTTGCCAATTACGACATGATAAGACCAAATCTTGTATACATATTCTTTTTCGTATTTAACCTGCGTGTCAACAAATGAAATTCTATCTATCTCATTTGAGTTTAAAAACCAAAAGTTTTGAATAGGGGGAGATACACGACGACCCTTGTTTTTAACTTCATGTTTTGATACTCTGTATATCACTGGTTCTGAGTGTGCCTTATCACCAGATAACATTTGGCAATATGTTCGAAGATAATTCTTAATGTATGTTCGAAAGTTACCCAACAATATAATCCGCAATAACTGTGTATAAAACTCGTCTAGTTCATCATTCTCATCGAGATAGGCATCAATTAAAATACCGAAATCAGTTGCGTCTAATTCGTCCAAAGGTACAAGAGGGTTTCCTTGTTCAATAGAAGCCACCAATTCATCCGCTTGTTCTTCGTCGGATTGTAAAGGATTTTCTCGTCTATTGGACCCCAAGTTATTTGATGGCAGTGCACCTTGTAGCGCGTTGACTCCACTCACATCAGATTTCTGAATAGGTTTAACATTTTCTTTAGTAAATTGCAGATTCTCCCACCATGCCATAATATCCCATGTTTTAACAGATTCATTATCTAGTATATTCAAAGAATCACTATTATCTAATTTTCTAGAAAGGGCCATGTCTTTTTCGATAATAGTAGTTGGGAACCCTCGTCTTTGTGCAATCATATCTCTAACGAAAGAGATGAGAAAATTCTTTCCCATTTTCGAATTTTGCAAAAATTGTGAGAATTCTGTCGTTGCGGCAGTTTCTAAATCAATTTGAACTGACATAGGATAGGTTTTTGATCGGGTCAGTGCCTCATCGAACAAACCTTGAGTTATCTCATCGGGAGAGAACATAATATCTTTAAATCGCGATGTCATATCTCTGCGCCAGAATTCGCCAGTATCTCTTATACTATTCGTCCAAGTGTCAAAATACTGTGCTAAATCACGAATTTTTACTTCACCTTCTTGATTTAAAAACTTTTGTAGTATATTTTCTGCTTCACCATCTAATGTCAGCAAGCTTTCTATATTCTTATCTACAGATAAGTTTCTAAGATAAGATATCATCGCGTAAACGTTTGGCATCAACTGTTCACTAATGCTATTTTTACGAGTTAAAGATTCATAATTCTTAATGTAAAAATTGTAATTCACTTTAATTTCTGAAGATTTAGTGATTGCATTGGTTTGTGTATCTGAAGTTGGGAGAGTATAAGTAAACGATATATCTTCCAGTGGTTCATTCAACAGAACTAATGGATCATACGTCAATTTGTTTATACCACCACCATTGATCAACGCCGCCCAATACGTTTTACTGAAACGGCCTTTGTTTTCGAATTTGGTTTTATGGGGTTTTAGATAACACACCGCGTCTTTGTTCGGAAACATGCTTTCAGTCTCGGTCGCCTCAAGATCAGCTACACGTAAATCAAACAATTTACCCGATTCTTGAAAACGCGTTTGTGGCGCGCCGAATTCGATATTACCATTTCTAGTAAACCAATAACGTGTTAATATTTGTCGCAAATGGTCATTAACTTCAATATCATATTTGATAGGTACTGTAGGATCAAACTGAGTTCGGTTCAGATTTGTTATTGTTGTTCGTTGGGGTGAATACGTTTGTGTTTCTACAAGATTAATCTGATCGCCGGAACTTTGCCCCACAATTGGGTTTACAGTTGTGCAATTTGTTTTATTAGGTATTTCGGTGCCAACGAAAGCAGAAACAGGATTGAAATTCTGCACATTCCGGACGCCTTCTGTGACTGCGGCCTTGATATCCGCGGTTTTTTCTTGCCGTTCCGACTCTTCTACAGACTGTAAACTCACAGTTGCAGTTTGAGTCGCTATTTGAAATTTCTTAAACATTGTCATCTTCTTTTTGTAAATACTCCAGAATTCAACCTGAATGCTTTTTTGATATTTTTGAAGTTCCTGAATTCACGAACCCGATCTATGGCTTTAATTTGCGCTTGATCGAATGTGACAGATTTCTTGTTCTCTTTGTTAAATGTAAGAATAAAGTAATCGTTATAGATAGGTAATTCGTCATAAAGTCTTTTTTCTTTTTTATCAAAAATGGCAGCATCATACCGTACAATACGACAGAGCATGTCGTTATGAGGATAACTTTCAATATTATCTGTAGTTAATTTTTCCCAAATCGGCTTTTTAACAAAAGTATTTCGATCATTTGATTCAAAACTCATTAACCCCTGTACCTCAACAATATTCATGTAGTTTAGTATAAAAGAAGAAATGTTTTCATCAGTAATGTCCCCGATGCCGCCCTTGGGAGTAAAAATATTCTTCGTGACGCCCTTAATTCCCAATGATGAAGCAAACAGGGATTTAATCTGATTTGGCATTGAGGCCACATCTTTTTGTACAATTTGTTTTTCATCCAGAACGTTTATTGGAGTTTTAAGATCGTAGTAGTAAGATAGTTTCGATTGGTCGCGTTTATTCGTCTCAAAAACTTTCTCGTTCAACGAAAGAGATTGATTGTTTTTGTAAGAGTTAGCGATATTCTTCATCGCAGCAAGTGCTGATGCTTTAACGGTGTTATTTGACTGATTAACCTCCAAATCCTTTCCAGTGAATGACTCATCTTTAAACACTTGTTCTTCGGGTACTTCATTCGGTTTTTCTTGTTCTGTGCGTGGTATTGTAATTCCTAAATTTGTTGACAAATTATACAGTCTTTTGTTAACCAATTTTTCGTTTCTGTTTATGCCATCAGGCACTTCTACGTTTTCAATGCCGCCATCTGTGGCTTCAACAAGCTTAAGTTCCAACAAATCGGCTTTTTTGACATCATAAGAATTCAAAGGGGTCATATATTCACGCTCATTAGGTGAAAAGTTCATCTTGGATACAGTAAAATGAGATAAATAATTATTAAATGTGTTATCGTTCGGCGAATATGATCTCTGTGTCGTGTTTAGACTAATTGGTGTCTTAACGTTATTATAATATTTCTTAGTTTCCGATTCGGCTCGGAGCTTAAACTTCTCTATACTCATAGAAGACAAGCCCTCCTCGTTATCATATGTCACAATTTCGTTGTTATTTGAATATTCTAAGAATTCCATGCCTTTAAACTTTATTGTATTGGAATCAAAAACATCCTTAAATTGATATTCGACTGTAATAGTATTATCCAAAAAACTTGATTTGCGAATTGTATCAGAAGCAATTGGATCCGCTTTACTGAAATTACGAACGAATCGTTTTTGCAAAAATACGCGCTCCATGAAGCTTCGAAAAGCTTGAACAACTTCCAACATTTTCTGAATCGTTTGTATAGTTGCTTTCACAGGGTCAACAAAATCCAAAAAGATGTTTACAATATTGTCATCCAAATTATTAAGTAATAATGATACATTTACCGTAAACTCTACAACATTACCTTGCCATTTAAATGTTTTTTGAGAAAGCTTATCTTTATAAAAAGAATTTAACTTCCCTGTCTTAGAAATGTGATGGCGAGGATCCAAAGCTTCTTGCAAATATTTAGATATAAACTTTTCAACCTTTTCAACCTTTTTGTACACATTATTGACAAAAGTAATGGTACCGTCCTCAATGACGAGTTTTATGTAATAAGAGTATAAACCATCTGTTACATTTTTCATCTCATGGTCTAGGGCAGTAAAAAACCTCAAATCATTAAAACTTATATTTAGTTCTCGTATCGTTCCCCTTACTTCCTTATTAATCGGGTTGATATAATCACTCTTTTGGAATGACCCAAAATTCTTTTCAGAACCATCAGCTATCACAAAATTATCTATTTCATCATTAAAATATTCTATATCTTCTAAAATCGTACCGATATGATTGGCGCGTTTAATCTTATGAACTCTTCGACGAGCAATTTCAATCTTCTTAATAGGGGAAAGCTTTAACATCTTGTTACCACGTGCTTCGTCATTCTCACGCAAAAGAGCACCGAAAGATCCTAAGTCTTTAAGAATGCTTTTGTAGTTTATTCCGAAAGCCATTTTGGCTCGAAGTTCATCATCTTGAGTGATACACAAATCAGTAAAATATTGTCTTCTTTTGGTATCAGACGGTAGGTCAATTTCTTTGTTTTTTATTGATGACAAAAGATCATTAGCAGATCCAAAATCAATAAGAGTTTCTTTCTGTGCGCGAAAGGCGCGGAAGTCTGTCACTACAGTGTTTGGAACTTTCTCTGCTGTTAACTTTTCTGTAGTATCATATTTAGAATATTCTTCTGTTTCCGGGTTGTATTCCACCGGGCCATTGTATAAAACATTCGCCGAATCAATAAAGATATTGGATTCCGAAACAATTTTGCCATTATTGAATACATTTTCGATTGTCAACGAAGAACTTGCTGACTTAATCTTATTGTCTTCTATATCAATATTAAAATCTTCTTGTATGGCATTGATATCAAAATACGAATACGCCAAAATGCTCAAATAATCGGGGCTAACATCTCTAAACTTAAAATTAATTCTAATAATATTTTCTTGGATTTCTTCGTCGTCAGTGAGTTCGACATCGATATCTGAAACGTATTTTGTAGCAACATTAATTAAACCTTGTTGTCTTAATGAATCGACAGCATCGCCAGTAATCAAACTAAAATTGTCTATCACGTTAGCCATAACATCTTTTGATGTTATCATAACAATTTTAACTCGTAGATACTTGTCCATAAAATCTTTATTAATAAAGTTGGAATACGGAGAACTATCAGTATTACTTTCAAACATTGCCTCAACATCGATTGATAATACATCAGTCTCCTGATGGCCGGGTCGAACGTCTGTTAGTGGTAATACGACAAAGCGGCCGCTACGGGGGCTTTGTTTCACGATAACGTCATCGCGCACGTGAGGATTATCAGTTTCAATGTTATTTAAGAATACAGCATCTAGGTCGATGCTTTTTATATAAATTTTTGGAAATAAACTAGAATCAATCATCGCAGTCATCCGCTAAATCTGGGCGTGTAACATCAGTTCTATATATTCCGCGAGGAATAGAAATTTGTGTATCGGAGCATTTTCTGTAAGATCCGTAGATACCTTGGCGTCGTGATTCTGGAACATACCTACAAAGTGCTTCCAAAGGGATCTCGTCGTCGACCTCGATGACCAAATAATACTCGACGTTTTCTGGTGTTATATTATTGTCTTCAAAAGCATTGAAAAATTCTTCATCGTCATAGATGTCATCACGCACGAAGGGTTTTTGCTTAAAGTAAAGTGGGATTAACTCTTCCTGTTTGTATGTTGTATTTCCACCAGAAGTAACATTAGTATCTTTTTCTTCTACCATAAACACTTCTATATCAAAATTGTCATTCTTAAACATCGAATTAATTTCTTCCAAATCAATAAAGATATCTTGATTCACTACTTCAACAATTGTCCCGTCATCAAATTCTTCTATATCATTTTCCAGCACGGTTCCTTCAAAACCTTGAAAAGAAATTTCCTCGAATAGCTCTTCAGAAATCCCCTTAAATACATTAATAGGATATATATTATCTTTAAGATTTATTTGAGGTATTCTAACCGGTGCAACTGCTCCAGAGATAACTGGTGATGCTGAAAGTATATCACCAGCATAAAGCTCTAAAGCCCAAGCTGGTGCATATACACTTGAATATTTTGAATTACCTAGTGAGGAATTCGAATTGTAGGTCCGCTCTACTTCAGACTGGTTAAACGTAACATATTCGCCTTCTCTAAGATTAGCGACATTTTTTTTGTATTCCGTTTCAACGCCGGCCACAATTGTTTGTGGTTTTGTGTATACCGTTTCTTCCAGCAATCTAGTTTCAACTTCTTCCGAACTCGCTGTTAAGGATACATATTGACTATCATATAGAATGTCATCGTCATCAAAAGAATAGTATTCAGGCATAAATTGGCCCAATGCTAACTTTTGTTTACCAAGTTTGGTAAGTTGCAAATTTATTACTTCTTCTTTATCATCGAATATACTCATCAATCATAATTACTTAGAGATTTGATTCTTTGCAATTATAATATACTTGTAGATCTAACTCACCATGTATATCCGTCTCTTTCATCGGGGCACGGCCACGGGCAATATAGTTAACTGTTATTTCCATATCTTCATTGACATATGGTCGCAAATCAATAGAGCCGTCAAATTGCGGATTAACCGTTTCTTCGTCCGCGTTGTTGAACCACATTAGCGGTAAATCATCTTCTGTTTTTAAGATCGCGAATTTAACAAAAGATAAATTGCCGGGACTGACCGACAATCTCGCACCAGTGATATGAATGTGGTCTGAATGGTAAACATACCCCAAATTATATCCTCTCGCGGTTCGGTTTTTAATGTTTATTGTGCGACTTCCTGTTTTAGTGTAAAAGATTCCAGTATAAATGGGTTTTGTAACGTATACCGTAACTTCGGTCGTTTCTTCAACCATTTGACATTCCACAACAGTTGATTCTCCTGAATTGTTTGGATCATCAGAAGGCTTCCGTGGGTCTTCAGAAGGATCGTAAGCCGTAGAATTATCACGGTCTGGGGACGGTTCATAAAAGTAGTAAGAGTCGTCCTCCGTCGATTGTACGGGGTTTGGCGGAGCCACTGATTCGTTATCAATTGCATCAGGTGCTCTCTTAAAGAATCCGCAAGATATTGCCAAAACCATGATCATCATTAAAATAATTTTTTTCATTTTTTCTCCTTGTTACGTTGTGGGCGTTCCATCGTCATCACTACCGCCAAAGCCACCGAGGTCGCCAAGGCCGAAACCAGCACTATCTGAGAGGTCTTGGTCACCGGGCGCTGGGCCTTCTTCTTCCGGTGGGACGGTATCACCGCCTGTTGTGTCACCGCCTGTGAAATCAGGCGGCGGGGGGTTACCAAGGTTAAAGTCAGGACTTTCCGCGGGAATCACTTCGTTGCCGGTGGAAGTAGTGGAAGTGCCGCCTGTTGTGTCACCGCCGGTGGAAGTAGTGGAAGTACCGCCTGTTGTGTCACCGCCGGTGGAAGTAGTGGCGGCGGGCGTCGATATGGCGATGCCCGTGGAAGTAGTGGAAGTACCGCCTGTTGTGTCACCGCTTGTTGTGTCACCCGTTATTCCTCCATGAAACTGTGGATCATCGAGGATGAGTGCTGCGTCGGGTTGATTGAACGTTTGGAACGTTTGTTCTGGAATTGACTCAACCGGTTCGAACTCTTCTAACTCGAACACCGGTCGAAGAGTTAACTTCTCGTTTGTCGACGTAAGTTTACGTGGCTGTGATTGACCGGGTTGACGAATTGCAGAGTTTTTGCTTCGGCGTCGTTGTGTTTCATCATTTGTTTCAATATGAATTCCAGACTCAATTTTGGCCATTTCGATAATTGTGCAGAAATCATAAGGCCAATTGTATGAGTATTCAGGGATGCTAAACAAATCTGTTCCTTTCGTTCGAAAACGGAACCTCGAATCTTCCCGAGAAGCCAATACTTTGTTACTATAATCCCACTCAGCTTTTTTCTTCACTTTAAAGATTTGCCATCTAATCTTTTCCGAATAGAATGGGAGCATCTCATTTTCAGAAAATTCATTACCAATTGTAACTGATACTTGTTTAAGTTGTGGTTCTGGAGCAACATTGTGCCAGATTCGTTTCAAATCTTCTCTAGTTAATTCCATCTTGAATTCAAAAAAGAACATCGCAATCGGATCAACCTTTGGACTACCACTGGATCCATCGAATGTAAGGAAATCGAATTTTGGTGGTATCACATATTTTGGCATTACGTTGATCGTATTTCTCAATGCTGGTCCGACATTTTGTGACCCGGCTTTTGCTGCATCCAAAAGTTCTTGCTTGATTCCAAAATATTTCCTTCCTCTGGCCGTATCGTAGAATGGGATCGCTACCACTGCTTCTTCAATAATTCGCTTTTCTGCCAGTTGACAAAGATCGACCGGATCTTTTGAGAAACCCACAACATCGGCGAGAGAACCGATGGAATCTGGGTCTGTGGTTGATATAGTTGGGGTCAATGGATCAGCGTCCTCCGCGGAGGTATCGCCGCTGCCCGCGTTAGCGATGGGGCCCGCCGGCTTCTGTGGTCTTATATGCCGGTTCGGCCAATCTTGAACTTGCAAAACCAAGCCCTCTCCGGGCGCCGTATCCTCGCCATATTGATGCCATATTCCTCTGCCCACATTCTCAGATCCTGAAGCAGGCTTCTCTATCGAAATATTTTGGTAATCAAAAATCGGCAGTTCTAATTTTGGTTGAATAAACCACTTCGCTCCCACGTCGGAATCATCACGCACGGCAAGCACATTTCCGAATTGATCATATTCTATCTCTTTTCCCTTCAAAACGCCTTCTAATGTGACGGAATCCTGTATATTATTTTTGAGCCAGTGTCTACTATGAAACGAGTCGAACCTATAGTCAGTCGGCTCGCCGGCATCTATTTTGCGGCCGGCGATCGCCGAGGAGTCGTCGGGCCAATGGGTTCCGATATAATCTAACAATGGTGTTGAGGAAAACCTATAATATGATGCAGTAACATTACTTAGTATTTCTTGCAACGTAAAGAATCGGAACCTGTCATCAGTATCTGATTCGTTTCCACTTGCATCATATGGCTTGAAATCATAATCAACATACGCGAAGCCATCATAGTAACAAGGAGTGTAATAATCATAACACGCAAAACCATAATCCGCTATGCCGTCGATATTGGCGAGGTACCCGTCGTGGTCGGCTACTGTAGAACCTGCCATAATGGGACCAAAAGCGGATCCACCGTGCCTGTATTTGTCAGGTGGCTGAATGAGGTCATTCCAGGTTCCGTCCCCCTGTCCGGACGGAGGGTCCAGATCATCAACATCTAAATTTGGGCGATCATACATCGAGAAATTAAGAACGCTGGCACGGTGTGAACCCGAAAGCGTTACGGGATTCGAAAAGGCAGTTTCAATTAGAGTAGTGTCATAAAAGTCGGCAAAATCATATTTTTCTGATGCTCGAAGAACAACTCTCATTTTATATCGTTTTTTGAGTTGCATCTTAAAGTAGTTTGTATCATTATCATCTTGCGAAATAACTGTATTAAGTTGACTATTTTTCATGAAAAAGTCAATCGATGAAGCGAAGAAATTATTTGCCGCCAATTTGTATTTTTTATCGAAAGAAGTTATGGAAGAAGTTATATTGGCTGATGATGAAGAAAAA